GAGCGGTGCCTGGTCGAGGATTGGACCAATTTGCACCGCTATTTTGTTAAGAAGGAAAGTGGCGAAACCAACCTCTACCACTAACTTTCGGTCCTTATCGTTCTTGAGCTCTTGCCCATCCGCCTGGGCTTTGGTCAGACGCCAGCGTTCAAAGTCGAGGTTAGGCTTTTCGGGATCATCCTCTGGTACTGATGCAGCAAACTTTCGCTCGGCATGACCTACCCTGTTGGCCACTACATCGGCCACGGAATACAAACTCTGACGGCCGTGCTTTTTGGTAACAGGAACTCCCCACTTATCGAACGCCGTGGTACTTATGCCCAGACTCTTGCACAGATCGGTTTTGTTCAGAAGAACGGCAGCGTCCTCCTGAGGTTTTATTCTGGCCATTAACTGCCATCCAGTTTTTCCAGTTGTGCATTGAGCAGCTTTGTTTCCAAAGAGTGGCGCTCCGCATCACGGCGATCACGCCTGAATTGATAGAGCCAATTCACAGCCCAAGTAAAAAGTGCCAGCACTATACCCAGCAACACGGCAATGTCGTTCAGCGTTAATGCACCGCCAATTGCACTGAGTAGCGATGACATATAGGAGGCAATGCTGAATCCCTTTTGCGTAGCGGCATCACTGTTTATCAGACTCATTGGCTTTCTCCTGTCGCCAGTTATGTAATGCCTGCCAATCCACATTGCAGCGAATCAGGGAAGCGATAAGCTTGTTGGAGTAGTTATAGAGATCGGGGTTGATTCGCCCCTGATAAACCGGGATTTCGCAGCTGCTCATCAGGGATTCCGGTGGCAGTACATACACTGTCTCTGTGACCGTTACCGTTCGCACAATAGGAGGTGTGCCAGAGCAGCCGGTTAAGCTGAGCAGGAACAGCAGTGACAGCCCAAGCAAGCGCTTCTTCATCTTCTGGATCCTCGAGTAGTTCTTTTGTCGCCTGGTCAACTGCTTCAGCATCAGCATCAGCCACTAAGCGACTTTGCTCCCGTTCATCAAGCAACCGCGCCAGTTGGTCGGCATTACGCCTAAGATCTGCTTTATCTTTCTCAGCCAGTAACAGGCTGGCCGTGACCGAATCCAGATCAGTCTGCAATATGATTTGCTTTGATTCGGCTTTCTCGATGTTGCCATTGAGTGTGGCGACTTCAGCTTTCGAGAAGGACAACGCCACGCCAAGACCAACGCAGGCCAGGATCAAAACGCCAATCACGTAGAGTTGCGCGCTGCCAACTCCGCCTTTCAGTAATTTCAACATTGGTTAACTCCTGTAGACAAAGTTCGCGCTCAGCGGAGCGGCGCTTTACAAGCCCTGGAAGGATCTCGCCTTTTGCATAGACCCAGCGGCTAAGTTCATTGCAGGCACCAGTGTGATCACCTGCAAGCAGCTTCTTTCGTAGTGTTGACGTTCTGAACGCTTCAGCGCCGACGTTGTAGATGAAACTGAGGTAAGCTGCGTTCTCGCTATCTGTCAGTGTCACCCCGTCGGTGAGGCGCAACAGTTGGCGGTTATATGTCGCCAGATTGTCTGCAAGCTGATTCAGGCAGTACTCCATTGAGCGAGGTTGCCCAGGCTCCTGTCCGTCAGCCCGTTGCCCTGCGCATTCAGTGACAATGCCAACCGGATCCACATAGGTGCCCAGCACCAAATCTTCTTGGTCCACAATAAAAACGCCGCCAGTAACGGCGGCGCCTGAAAGGCCAGCAGCGATGAGGAATGTTCTGAGCTTGTTCACGAGGATTCACCTCTTAAACCAATCAGAGCGATTTCATGATCAACTCCTTCTTGATAAACAATTCTCAGGTCGAGCTTTTGAGCCAGAGCGATTTCGGCCTGAGCACAAAAACTGTTTTCGTACCCATCAAGCACATAGAGCTGATCAGCGCACATCAACATGGGCATGCAAATACTCATGTACTCAGGCTCTGTAAGCCCAGGTGGCAGCATCGCTGGATTAAGTACCAAGTGCCCTAGTTCTGATTGCACAGCCGCAGCGATATCAAATGCAGGGCGATTGAAATCTGGCAAACCAGACATGGGCCCGGCAATGTAAACGCGCTTACTTTTACGTGGCATCGAAAGCCCTAAAGTAAAAAAGACCCGCTGAGGGTCTTTGGTGGTTGGCAGTCATTTTTAGCTCTGGCGAGCATGCCATAAACATAGCGATTTTCGGGGGGCAAAAAAAACCCTTTTCTGTCCGTTTTAGTCCTAGATCTGCCCCATTTGATAAAAGCGGTTTGAAAGTTGTGTGTTAACACACAAATAAAAAGCCCGCAGGAAAGGGCGCGGGCTTCGGTTTACTTATGACAGGATTCTAAATCTGTCACTGAAAGCCTAGTACAAAACCAAACATATGCAAAAGATCGGCGTGATCAAAAAGGATCTGCAAAGTTGGTATATCTGCGAACCATGGACCAGGCGAAAACCCATAAGCATTTTTACATTTACAATCAACAGATTGTGATACAGAGAAGACACCTAGAAAAGGTGCCTATAATCAATGGTTATAAAACAACAACCAACCGCCAAAATTTTTCATATGTAGTGAAGGATTGCGAGTCCCCGCCCCCGCATCACACCCGGCTGGAAGGACCCGTGGCAAACTGGCCGGAGATCTCCATCAGCACGACCGCCCTCAACTCGGTGCAGTATTGCCACCGTTGCTTCTGTGGACGCCAGTATTTGTAGACTACCAGTTCAACTTCATCATCTCTCAGCTCACCAACCAAGTGATACTTGGTGCCAAGTATGTTCCATGTTTTCGGTATCTCGTGCATCTATCATACCTTCTGTTCATCTAACGGAATAGCCAGGCCTTGCCAAGCATGGCATGTACCCACCATGGCGGCGGGTATAGGCGCAATTACTACATGCACAAAGCGGGATTAATTTACCACTATCACTAACTTTAAACGTGCCAGCGTCTGTATGGATAACCCTCGCACCTCTATGAGCCTGCCGGCGGCTGCTTCGGTATATATGAACCATGCAACCGATAGCGGTGGCACTCATTGCGCCCATCATGAACCATAAGAACTCCATGCTCACCTCACCAGCGCCAGTTCGGCGCGTCTTAACCAGAATACAAAGGACTTACGACTGTCGAAGTCCAGCAATGCCCACTTACCCCGGCACAGGTACTGAGCTCGAATAGCTCGGCGGCATTCTGGCGCCAGCTGCTCAATGCGTCGGTCGTAACGAATAACCCCGGGCGGCGGGTTAATATCACGCTCACTCACTGTCGTTCCGTAAGTGATAGGGTCCTTGAGCCTGTCACAGCTACTGCGGGCGGCGTACCCCTTGCCATACTCATGCCTGAGCCACCAATTAGCCCACGCTCGCAATTCAAGGCGGAGCTGCTTCATGTTCATCAGCGCTTCATGCTGCGCATCGTGCTTATGCTGCATCGGCCATCCCTCTTAGGTTGAACAAGTCCAGGGCAAAAATATCAGCACAGATGGCGCAGAGGTCATCATACGGTACCGGGCTTTGTCCCTTCTCCCAGCGCCGATAGGTTTTGACATTCACCCCGTAGGCGCTTGCCACTTCCTCCTGGGTCATTTGGCGCAATCTCCGACCCATTGCCAGCAGTTTTGCCCCTGATGCTGCCGCCGCTTTTGCCATGCTAAAACGCCCCTTTTCGTGCAATTGCATCCTCTTTTGACAATGATGCAGTGATCATCACAGCCACCCGCTTGCCATCTGACTTTGCCCGTTACCAAGATCTGAATGCGATCTAGGGATTATCTCGGGCGCGATCTGATTAAATCCACGCTCAATCAAATACTGGTGATACTGCTCAAGTGCTTGGCTCACCCCTGCATTAAGGGATGACTGAACATAGGTACGCAAAAGCACAGGCAGGGAGTGATTGAGCAACAACTCACCGATAACGGTATCAATACCAATCTCAGCAATAATGGTGCGAAAAAGCCGCCTGATATCGTGTGAAGTGAAGTATTTAAAGCGAAGGCCTACAGACCAATCCTGAGCAGTGCGCACAGCAATAGGCGCCTGACCACGGCCGGGGAACAGCCAGGCACGCTTGCCAACATTGGCCAACTGCCAGCGGCGGTAATGATCAATCAAAGCCCGGGCAGATTTGGTCAACGGCAACCGCAACTCATTACCGTTCTTGGTGTTTGACGGCGGTATCACCCAAACATCGCCGGTGAACTGGTCCCACCTAGCCTGGCGGGTTTCATTGATACGGGTACCAAACATCATCATCAACACAAACAGCATGGCCTGAACCATCACAGTCTCTGACAACAGCTTGAACAGCTCGCCAAGGTCAGAGTCATACAGCCTCGCATCCAGCGCCTTGGGCAGCCTCACACTGGGCTTGAACCCGGCCAAAGGGTTGCTATCGAGCAAGCGCAGCCCAGCGGCCGAACTGAACGCCGTCTTGAGCTTACTGACCACCTCCACCACATAGCGAGGCGAATACCCATCAGCCAGCATCGACTTAACCAGCGCACTATCCAAATCACTCCAACTCAGTGATGCCAGCGGCAACTGCCCAGCCCTTGGTATCAAGTGCCTGGTAACTATCGAACGCACATTCCGGCGCCAACTCACACTCATAGTCGTGTTATCTGCCACATGCCCGGCATACCAGGTAACCACATCAGCCACATTCACAAACTGCCCAAACATAACCTCACCCCCGGCAGCTCGCTCGGCCAGAGTGGCCGGCAGCTGCTCCAAAAACGTATCAATACACAGATCCGGCCAAGTGCCCACCTTGCGCCATCGAGTCACGTTTTGCTCATTGAACACCAGAAAAATACTCGCCTTGGTGCGCTCACCATTGGCCCGCAGCCTCACTGTCGGATACTGAGGATCCCGATAATCCCGGGTAACACCGCCACTCAACCAACGGCGCAGCGGCGCCCGTTTCAGCTTGCCAACTTCAACACCGCTCGCCATCAAGCCACCATCCTGTATTCATAGGTTTTGTTCGTACCCTGGCGAATGCGCTTCATCCGCTTTTCGGCGGGTAACTCACGCCAACGGGCACTCAAAGCTGTTTCGCTGTCAAAGCTGCCGAAACGGCGGCGGCACTCGTCCTGAACCTCAAACAGGGTCCACCATCTGCCACCGCTCAAGATATCCTCCAGCCGCTGGCGCTGGGTTGTTGGCTTCTGGGTACTCATGCTGCTACACCTCCACACTCGTTCAGAGAATCCACACATGCTTGGTTAATCCATATGCATTCCTTCCTGACACCAGTACCACTTCCCGCAGAACACCTTGACTGCTTTTCACGGCGTTCCCAACCATGAAGCAGGTCGTTGTATACAGTCGAATCATATCCGCTCAATACAACCATCCCCTCTACACTGCATAGTTGTTTCAGCAACGCTTCATGCTCATCGTTAGTTAACTCATGTTGATACACGCCTTTATTATTTCTCACCTGGCGGGTTTCCATGAGATAAGGAGGATCCACGTAAAATAGCGTGTCCGAACCATCGTGGTTTTTAATGCAGGTAGCTGCATCACGGTTTTCAATATTCACTCCTTGCAAACGCTCGCACACATATGCAAGAACAGGAGGATACTTAGACCAGACCTTCGCACTGTTGTTGTATTGTCGTTTAGCCTCACACCTGAAGCCTGTTGGATGGAAAGTCGCGGCCCCTGAACCAAACCCCATAGCTGATCTGACGATTGTTCTACGAGCCCTTTCAAGAGGATCCTCTGAAAGTTCATACGCCAATAGAAATTCATCCCTGCTGTATGGTGTTAGCTCGCATAACTCAATAAGTTTCTCGACCAAATTGGGATCTCTTAAAACCTTAAACAGGTTGAAAATATCCTGATCTAGGTCGTTATATACCTCGCCATGAGATCTAGGTTTTTGCAACAATACAGATGCAGCACCACCGAATGGTTCCACATAACACCTATGTGATGGCATGTTGGAAAGCAGCCACTTTGCGAGCCTAAATTTTCCACCGTGGTAACGTAGTATTGGCGTGTGCATCATGCTGCCCTCCTGTTTCGATATTGAGTTGCGTACTCGTGCAACCAAGTGTTGGCGTCACGGCGTGAATCACGGTTACCGCGCCCGGCCATGTAACGGCGTTCATACTCACCACAAACCCAATGCAGATCAGCCTCAGGTATCACCCGCAGTCGCTCGGCAATGAATGAGCGGTCAGAAGTGCCGCCGCGATAGTGGTAAAGCCTTGGGAACGTCAAATACGGATTAGCCGGGCTGCCAAGGGCAGGTTCACGGATCACCGCACAATCATTCGCGGCCGGGCTGGCCACAATGCCGCTGTAAAAATCCGGGGCATCGGCCCCCAAATCATGCCGCCTCATGGTTGCCTCCCCGCCCTCGATAACTCTCCCAATCAAACTTAACCGCCATGCCAACGGCCTCTTTCAGGCGTTCATAGCCCCTCACGCCAAGCACATCGCGCAGGCCTTGGCCGTCAAGGTTGGTGATGAACGAGGTCGCCCTGTTGCCGTACAAGCGGCGATCTATGATGCGGGTTAACCACAGCCGCTCATCGTCGCTACTACGCTGCAAGCCAATCTCGTCAATAATCAACAGCTCAGGCCTGCAAAAGTCTCGCAGCAGCTGTTCTTCGCTGGTCTGCCCTCGGTAGCAACTGCGAGCCCTGTCCATCAAGTCCATTACGCTCATCATCACCACCGTGTGGCTGCGTTTCATCAAAGCATTGGCAATGGCGCTGGCAACATGGTTCTTGCCGGTACCCGGGTTGCCATAAAACAAAAAGCCACGCCCGGTAGACGAAAACTCAGCAAAGCGCGTTAAAAAACCCTTGGCAGCGTCAACCGCCTGATACTGGCCCTTGCAGCTGCAGCGGTAGTTATCCAGAGTGCAATCTAGAAAACGCTGATTCAGGCCGGACTGCCCCACCAGTGCCGCCGCTCTGCGCGCCTTGTGCTCGCTGGATATCCGCTGCTCATCCTCCAGCCTCATCCGCTCAATCACATCACGCGAGCAGGGTTCAATATGGGCCGGGGCATTCAAGCGTTGCAGCATCTGCTGCAATGATTGCGATTTATTCACCGTTACCTCCCCAATGATCAAAATCATCCATGGCAGGAACGCCGCTATGCTCAGGTACGTTTGCGACACCTCCGCCACCAACCAACCCGCTGTTTTGCAGCCAGCGGAACTCAAAGCCAACCCATCCGCGCACAACGCAATAACCCAGGCAATCGTCAACACTAAAGCCATGCTTGGCAGCCTCGTGCAGCTCCTTGCCAAGCCGATTAACCGCTGTTTGGGTTAACTTGGCCCGCTTGCTCTGCCTGACAACAATCCAGTCATCAAAAACCTGCTGCGAAGGCACGCCAGGCCACTTCGAAAAATCGAACTGGGTAACAGCACTTTTTGAGCGCTTCGCGCGTTTATTCTTTATAGGTTCATTGACTGGTTCAAAAGAGTGACTGGTTCTAGTGTCATCTGCTGGCATAGGGGGTATGTCACCTGCTGGCATACCCTCTGCCATCTGCTGACATACCCCTGTGCTATCTGCTGGCATAGGTATGTCATCTGCTGGCACAGGTTGTTGCATGCCATGCTCGGCGTGCTCAACCTTGGGTTTTGGGGGAAATTGCAGACGATAAAGATTCGACTGGTGACCCAGTTCATTCTTGCGATGGGTAATCGACAGGTAACCGGCCTTATCCAATGCAGCAATATGGTTTCGCACTGAGCTGTGCGATATCTCGCATTGGTCGGCAACATGCTGGTAACTCGGCCAGCACTCGCCGTGGTCATTGGCATTGTCGGCAAGCTTCAACAGCACCAGCTTGCGCAAAGGGTTACCAACCTTGGCCCGCATGGCCTTAACCATAAGCTCCATGCTCATACGTCACCGCCTTGCGCCAAATTGACGCACATCAATGGCTTGGCTATGATGACCAAGCCTGAACTCAGGTAAGCGCCCGCAGCTGTCACTAAACTAACGCGGGCGCTTCTGTTTTTGTGGCTCATGCTGCCTCCGGTCCATCGTCAGGCAAACGGCAGCCTGCGTCATACAAACGGGCGCAAATGCCGGTAAAGCTGGTTGAGTGGGAACGCGCCGCAATAGCCGCCATTTTGGCTATCTGCTGCTGGCGCTCACTGTCTTGCTGCCTAAGATTTTGGCGGTTGGCCATAAACTCAAACGCCTCGCGCTCCTCTGCCGTTTCGATGCTGATAACATTGCCTTCGCTCATATCGCCTCCAATCCCAACGTCTTGCGCAACGTAGAGCGCAACACTGCAACAAACTCACGCCATGCCAGCGCCAACGCTTCACGCTGTTCCATTTCGTCAATCACCCGGTCAAGTTCCAGTGATGCCGCCCTGAATGCGTCTATCGCCAGCCCTCTCTCAATTGAGTTTGCCGGCAGCTCAATCGCCACTTGATAGGCCACCACAGTCGCGGCATATGCCTTGCCAATCACCGCCAAGGCGCCGCGCGAAAACCCGCAGCGGTTCGCATCACGCCAAGCGTTAACGTTCTCAGCCTGCATTTGCGGGTAAATATCGAGTTCAATCAGATCAAGATCGTCCATGCTTCCTCCTGTTAATCCATTCAAAATCATCACGGCAATCCGCATCACAAAAACGGGCCTCAGCGGCAACCGGAGCACTGCAATACAAACAGCTGCCAGTGCTTGCAGCTGTCTGCACTGGCTTCCTTGCTTGGGCTATTGCCAGACTGTCAAACAGCTCAGATACCCGCTGGGCTTCGTCTGCGTCGTTACTCATTGGCGGTGGCTCTGCCAGCGCGAAGGAAAGAAAACTCGGCTTCCAGCAATTGAATACTGGCCTCAGTCGTCGCCCGTGACTCCCTCAGCTCACGGTGGCATTGAATAACCTGCTCGCGGGTCGGCTGCGAGCCCAGGGTGATAACCGCAATCTGGGCTTCACTGTTTTCCTTGGTGAGAATTGCCGCCACCCTGCCCGGCTCCAACTGCCCGCCAACAAGGCCAGAGTCCTCCACTACCGTTACCCCTATCGGGCCATACACATCATTGAGGTAAGCCATACGCAAATGCGTTGGCATAGCAGCAAGCAATGCTTGCTCTACATGAAACAGGCGTTCCGGGTTTGGGTGGCACTCTTGATACTGGCCCAGCCAGCGGAAGATCTTCTGCGCATTGATTCTGGCGTCGTTGTAAGGGTCGTCGGTTCGCGCAAAGCTAATCCCCTCTCTGGCCAGTGGCTGTTTCAGGCCCAGGCGATCAACAACCTCCACAACACTAGCCGCCAGTGACGCACGGCTCACCTTGGGCAACTCCAACCAGCGGTGAATGGCAACCATTAGCAGGTCAAGGCGTGATTTGTGTTTCATGGCTAAACTCCCTTTCAGGTTTAAGGTGAAATCAAGCGGCCTGCTGCTCACCATCGTTTAAGGCGTCATCCGTCTTCAGCTGGCCGTTGGTGATGCGTTCGAGCTGATACGCTCTAAGTGGTGGGACGTGTTCGCCCCATTGAGATACAGAAGATTTGGTAATACCTAACGCCTTGGCTAACGCTGTAGCAGTTTCGAAATGAGCAATAGCCATCGATGTTTTCATCAGAAACCTCCTTTGCCATAAGTAAAGCCAAGGTTAAGACCTCTTTACTTTCCAGTCAACACAAAAGTAAAGGACAATTGACAAAATGAAAGTTAAGATTGCTAAACTATGATGAATGAGCGTATTAAAACCAGACGTAAAGAGCTAAAGCTGTCACAAGAAGCTTTAGGTAAACGTGTAGGTGTCACTAAAGCCACTGTATCCCTATGGGAGAACGGTGTTACTTCACCTGCAGGCGAAAACATGCACAAGCTTTGTAAGGCGCTAAGCACATCTTCATCATTCTTACTTTATGGTGTGGAAGACAAGATAAAGCCTTCTGCTGATGGTTCATTCCAAGGCCAAATGACCACTTGGGATAACAGCACTCCGCTTGATAAAGATGAAGTGGAAGTACCCTTCTACACAGAAGTTAAACTTTCTGCGGGTAACGGTATCATTTCCGATGTCGAAAACCACGGTCCTAAACTGCGTTTTTCCAAATCTTCTCTGCGCAGTCAAGGGGTTGAACATGAGGCAGTTGCTTGCGTGAAAGTATCTGGCAACAGTATGGAGCCAGTGCTCCCTAACGGCAGTACTGTAGGCATCGATACTGCGAACAAAACCATCGTTGATGGGAAAATGTATGCCATCAATCATGATGGCATGTTACGGGTGAAACTGCTGTATACCCTCCCAGGAAATGGCTTACGACTGCGCAGCTATAACCAAGATGAATATCCAGATGAAAGCTATAACGGTGACCAAGCAAAGGTCATCACCGTTATTGGTAGAGTCTTTTGGTACTCCGTACTCATTTAAAATTAATACTCTATATAAGGACAAGGGAATGTAATGAATATAGTATGGAAAATCTTAGCGGCCCTTGCTTCAATCATTGGCACAATGGGCGCCATTAAATCACTACTTCCAACAGATATTACATATGAAATATTAGTGAAAAACATGTTTTATATGTCAGGTTGGATCATAGCCTTTATTTTCTGTCTTGTTCTGATCTACCAAGAAGCTAAATTCAATAATTTTAAAAAGCAGATCACTGACTTAAATTCAGAAAGTAAAGCTCATGATAAGAAAATGATCTCCATACTTTCAGATGACAAAGAATACTTAAAATCTGAATTGACTAATTCAACGAAAATATTACGATATTTTTCAGCGAACTTTGAAATCCATTCAACACCGATTCCAAAACGCAAAGATAGTGAGGCAGAAGATGAATTTTAGTGACTATCAATATATGCCCATAGTTCGCACAAGAGCATCAGAACTTCTCGGTGTGAACATGTTGAGAGATGACACAAAATCTAAAATATTACCATATGCTAGCTTATCCAGATCCAATAGACGTAATGATTCCAGAACTGCTTTTGATGCCTGGAATTCGGTGTTTACCGGTCCTGTAATTTTAGGGTTAGAGGAAGGGAATCGACTCCAATTAGATGACTATGATTATTTAACATCACCAGATAATGATTTTGAAAACTGGATTGGCTTTATATTGAATGCTTTGGAAAAAAACAATGGTGTAATACCATCATTGATTCTAAATGACAACATAAGCAAGCGCCAATTTGTTAAGCAAATACAAAAGTTTGAAAAGACTTTTGAAAAATTTGCTCTCAAAATCAACCCATTAGATAGAAGAGAAGTAGCTGCAGCTAGTACGGCGGCATCTGTTGTTGATTCAACTGAAAGTATTTTATTTATTTTAGATAGTGGACAAATTTCTAGAGAAAGACAAAAAATTGCACTTGATGCCACTATCCACTGTATCAATGAATTACGAACTATTGAATCAAGCATTGAAATAGTAACTGCTTGCACTAGTTTCCCTAGAATGTTTCAATCATATACTTCAATAAATGATATAGGCTACGGAGAAATCCCTATGCTTGAATGGGAGAACTTTCATGCTCTTGGAGGCCAAGACGTTTCTATATATGGTGATTATGCTTCTATTCATGGGGAATTCTATGAAGGTGCTTTTGCTCGTTTTGTAGCAAGAATTGATTACCCTACGCCCAGTATATGGATATTTCAACGCCGCCAACAGCTTGCTCAGGAAGAAAGAGAGATACTATATGTAAATGCCGCTGAGACAATCATTGCTGATGAAAACTGGGATGATAGTTTAGATGCATGGGGTAAAGAAATTATTGAACAAGTCGCAAGTGGAAATGTTGACGGATTCAAAGCCCCAGGAAAGTGGATTTCAGTTCGTCTAAATCTACATATAGAACGTATCGTTCAATTTCTTGAGCAAGGAATAACGATACCTGATACAGTAGACTTTGAAGATGGCGAAGATGATTTAGATTGGTAATTAACGACTCTTTCTTGGAATAACCTTAATGGGAGAAGTTGTGACAAACCCAAACTCTCCCATTGATTCCGAGATATCAATAGCAAGCTCATCATCTGCATATTCATCCCCCCACCACTTTTGAGATGATACTTCATGCTGCGCTGATGATAGTGCAAGATAATTACGCGCCTTGTTAGGACTAAGCTTTTCTAAGTCTAAAATTTGAACACTCCCATCTTTACTTTCTAAAAATGTTGAGTATGAATTCTTATATTTGCACTTCAGATAGTCAAGCACAAATCCCCTCCAATGCAGCTTAGGAATTTTGTTGAAAATCTTATATAAGTCTTTACGACGAGAACTAGCTGTGCAACTGAGACCTCTAGACTTAAGGAATGATATGAGTGAACGCTTATCTACGAAAGAAAGGAAATAACTACAATCAGAAACTTTATTTACCTTACCTCTTCTTTTAATTTTGAGGTATTTTTGGTTATTTTTATAAGATAACTCCAAAATTTCTACTTCAGAAGGCAATATACTCAATGCTTTTGATGTAAATTTAGAGGAACAAACAACAGTAACCTTATCAAAAAACGTGATATAGGTCTCAATTTGCCCTTCTAAACGAGTCAAACTGTCGGCGTCACTTTTGATCTCAAATGCATGAAGCTTTCCATTAGCGACAACTAAATCAGCACGTCGGCTAAAATTATCAACAGGCAGCTCGTTAATGAGTACTGCATCGTGTTCAAGATAACCTTTCGAAAACAACCAGTTTATGGTTGTTGCCTTATAGTCAGCTTCTTTCAATACAGGTGAGTTCATTTTTTACGCCATTTAATGCCCTGAATTTTTGGACAATCACTACCTTACTACGCCCAAGATAGTATAACGATACCATTATGTAAATATCTGACAATGTTGCTTGGGTATTATGTGTCCATTAGGCACATTTTATAAGTCGAGATTCAAAAGTAAATACTAAAGACACAAAAAGTTAAGGAAAATAGACAATGGACTTGACCTAAAAGTAAAGATATCTTAACCTTTTCCGTATCACTTAACCAGAGGACGGGAACATGCCAATTCTGACCACCAACCCAAGCACCGCGAAGGAACGCGCCGAACACCGCTTGTTAGTGTCACTGCGCTTCGCCTGCTTGATGACCAAGCACAGCAATCCAATGGACTGCCCACGGGTAAAGCAACGCGTGGCAGAGTTGGAGCGTTACCTCTACCAACACCACCCAAGCCAACGGTTCGACCAGGTATATGTCGATTGCGCTGGCGAGCTTGGTGAAAGCTTTGCCCTTCGGGTACACAGCCAAAACTACCAAGCCACTATCTGGCGCAGCCATCATCATGCTGCCGCTATCACACCGCTGTTTAGCAACGCTATTGCGTAGGAGGCCGACATGGACTGCCAATCAACTCGCACCCGCACTGCCCGTAAACCACACCAATGTTGTGAGTGCCACAGCACCATCAACCAGGGTGAGCAATATGCCTTTACCTCAGGTGTATGGAACGGCGAACCCGCCAGTTTTAAAACATGCCACAACTGTTGGGAAATACTCGCACAAACATCACGTTATGTGAATTTAACAGCAAGTGAATGTGATGACTATCCCTACTTTGGTGGATTAGTTCAATGGTTTGATAACCGCATTACCTGCGACTTCCAAGGCGAGGCCTTTGTTTTGGAAATGGCCGAGGCCATCCAAGTGCCACCGCAGCAGTTAGCCACCCTACTCTGCATTGAGTTAACCAAGGAGGCAGCGGCATGAAGGGCGAACACATCTTCAAAACCTTAATGGGTTGGGTGCTACTCAAGCCGCTGGAGCAACAAAAGGAGCCGCAATGAATACTGTGTTTTTACTGATGGCTGAGTACAGTGCGGCCATTGTCCCGCTGGAGTCCATTTGCGAGAAGTATTTTGGCATGAGCCCCGCCACGGCAGCCAAAAAGGCCAAGGCCGGGTTGCTGCCGGTGCCTGCGTTCCGCGGGGGCGAAAGCCAAAAAGCCACTTGGCTGGTAAACCTCACCGACCTGGCGGCATACCTCGATAAAAAGCGCGCTGCGGCAGCAGCGGATCAGGTTGAAGCGGCGTAAGGAGAACGGCAATGAAGCACCTCATCCCCGGTATGGAAAGCCAAGAGCGCTTTGAGCTGCTAATCAGCTTCACCGATATCACATCAGAGCCAATGATCAGCGCCTTGCAGGATCACTATGTGAAGGGGCACCCGGCCAGCGTGGCCGCCAAAATTAACGGCATAGACCCAGGCAACCTCAGCACTAACCAGAAATCAATGGAACAAGTTGCCGCCCGCATCGAGCGCGTGAAGGAGCTCGACTGGCAGCGCTTTGGCTATAAGGCAACGAATAGTTGTGGGTTAACCAACAAGGAGGCTGCTCGATGAGTTACCAAATTATCTATGCTGACCCGGCCTGGAAATTCAACGACCAGAACCAGAACGGCAACCGAGGCGCCAGCTGTAAGTATGACGTTATGAGCCTTGAGCAAATGAAGGCCATGCCGGTTGCTGATATGGCAGCGGCTGATTGCACCCTGTTCATGTGGCACGTTCCCGCCATGCCATTGGAAGCACTGGAACTGGTAAAGGCTTGGGGGTTCACCCTTAAGACCATGAAGGCATTCACCTGGGTAAAGCTGAACAAACGCTTTTTCAACAACCTGCAGCGTGAATTTAGAGTCAGCCAGATTGACCTGCAAACCATGCCGGAAGAACAACTGCTGCAGTTGCTGATGGCCGCCGCCAAGATAGGCCTTGGGCACTGGACCCGAGGCAACACTGAGGATTGCCTGATTGCTGTCAGGGGTAAACCCAAGCGCCAGGGCAAGGGTGTGCGGCAACTCATTATCGAGCCGATACGCGAGCACTCACGGAAACCGGATTGCACCAGAGACCGCATTGTTGAACTGATGGGTGATCTGCCGCGGGTTGAGTTGTTCGCCCGTCAAAATCACCCTGGGTGGCATGCATGGGGTAACGAAGTTGAGCACTCAATCCCATTACTCACTGCCGGCAACAAAGCCGCTTAAGTACAGCAGGCTAGCTGAAAAGAGGATTTTCAAAGTGACACACATAAACAGCCATAGCATATTCAGAGGGGCCACCCAGTTCTCTCTAAACATAAACGATGATGAGCTGGTAATAGACAACTTCGCCGGAGGTGGCGGAGCCAGCACGGGGATTGAGCAGGCTATTGGCCGCCAGGTTGATATTGCCATCAACCATGATCCTGATGCGATTGCGATGCACAAAACCAATCACCCGCTGACCAAACACTACTGCGAGAGTGTTTGGGATGTTGATCCTGTGGACATTTGTGCAGGTCGGCCTGTAGGCCTGGCCTGGTTCTCACCTGACTGCAAACACTTTTCCAAAGCCAAAGGCGGCAAGCCGGTAGAAAAGAAGATCCGGGGCCTTGCCTGGGTCGCTGTGCGTTACGCTGCCACGGTAAAGCCTCGCATCATCATGCTTGAGAATGTCGAGGAGTTTAAAACCTGGGGGCCTGTGGTTGATGGTGTTCCGTGTCCAAAGCGCAAAGGCAAAACCTTTGACAGTTTTGTCAATTCACTCAGACACCTTGGCTATCATGTGGAGTGGCGCGAGCTGCGCGCCTGTGACTATGGCGCCCCGACAATTCGCAAGCGCTTCTTTTTGATAGCCCGTTGTGACGGACAGCCAATCGTGTGGCCAACACCTACTCATGGCAACCCTGCCAACCCACAAACCAAAGAACAAGGGCTTAAGCCGTGGCGAACAGCTGCTGACTGCATTGATTGGTCAATCCCATGCCCAAGCATATTTGATCGAAAACGCCCGCTGGCAGAAAAAACCATGGCAAGAATTGCCAAAGGAATACAGCGGTTTGTGATTGAAGCCAGCGAGCCATTTATAGTCACTTGTAACCACAGCGGTGACGGATTTAGAGGTCAAGGGTTAAAAGAACCCATGAAAACCATTTGTGCCAGCCGGGATGCTCACGGGCTTGTTACGCCAATTTTGGCGCCACTTATCACCGAACATGCCAATGCCAGCAGTCAGCGCAATATGCCTGCTGGGGAACCGCTGCGCACCATCTGCGCCGAGGTGAAAGGAGGTAACTTTGCTGTGGTGTCGGCATTTCTGGCCAAACACTATGGAGGTAACTACACCGGAGCTGGCGCCGAACTTTCCGAGCCACTGCACACAGTGACCACGGTAGACCATCACGCCCTGGTGACAGCACAGCTGAGTAAGTTTCACGGTAAAGACGCAGGGGGCGAGATCACTGACCCGCTACCAACCGTGCTCACCAAAGCCAAACAGGCGCTGGTTACCAGCTCACTGGTAAAGCTTCGCGGTACCTGTAAACACGGTCAGCCTGTTACAGAACCCATGCCAACCATCACCGCAGGCGGCACCCATGTGGGTGAGGTGCGAGCCTTCCTGCTTAAATACTACGGCACCAACATCGGCCACGCTGCCGATGAGCCATTGCAAACCATCACTACCAAGCACCGCTTCGGGCTGGTCATGGTACGCGGAGAGCCTTACCAGATTGTGGATATTGGTATGCGCATGCTGGAGCCGCACGAGCTATTTGCAGCTCAGGGATTCCCTACCGATTACATCATTGATGTGGATTACACCGGCAAACGGTATCCCAAGGCAAAGCAAGTGGCACGCTGTGGTAACTCAGTGCCACCGCCATTGGCTGAGGCTTTGGTATCAGCCAACTTTGTTGAAACATCCAAGTCAGCTGTAGCAGCCTAAGGAGCCAATATGGACCAGATAGCAGAACTCTACAAACAAGGCCTGAGCTTTGAACGAGTAGCCGCTGAACTGCAGTTGCCTGTTCATCGAGTAAAGCGCCACCTGCAAAGACTGGGGATCACCCGCTCACGTATAGAGGCGGTGGCCATCGCCAACAAGCAACGCCAGCAAGAGCAGCGGCCGAGTTACTTAGACGTGGCAGAACGAAAGGAGGCGGCCCCTTATGCCCGCTTCCTGCATCAAATGGATCAAGCCAAAAAGAGGGCGGCGTGATGAACAAAATTGAATCAACAATGGTTGAAATGATCTCCTGCGCAAATGAAAACGGATACCACAACCATGCCGAAGGGATTCAAGAAGCTCTGGATCGAATACTTGATGAAGGGATGCTTACTGAACTGTACGGCGACGCATGGTATGACGGCTTTATGGCCGCAATCAAAGCAGCGAAAAGTCATGACGTAGAGTGCTACACCGAATCTGATGTACTCCAATTCTCTGAAGTCGCTGAAAGCGAGTGGAACGGAACTTCAAAAAACCGCATGGCCTGGCACCAATTATCAAAACCGCCCCAAGAGTCCGGGCGCTACACAGTACACAGCAGTTACGGTGTCCGAGATGCTTACTTCACGACTGGACTCACCCAAGGTGACTTCAGGTGGCAGGACTGCGAAACCGGAAACGATGAAGGAATGGAGAACATGGAGGGCATTGTGTACCAGGTTTTTTCATGGACACATATGCCCACGCCAGACACTAATGGTGGTGACAAATGAATCCACGAATTCTAAAGAAACTCACCAAGAAAGCTGACGTGTTGATTCAGGCTCTTGGTGTTAGCGTTTATGGCAATCGCTGCGTTATTGGGGAACGTGAAGGATACGGTTTTGAAACCAGTGTCAAAGTAGAGCGCAAGCACCTTGAGCGCTGGAGCGGAAAACTAAACAGGTACGGCTACTTCGTTCAGCTCACTGGAACTGTTGGCTACGGCGAAATGACTGGTTACTACGAGCGCGAATGGTCTGACTTGGATGCATGGTCAATCATCAAGTCATACGTAGTCGAATCGTTTGACGACTGGAAAAACGCTCCTGATGGCGAATGGCCAATTAACACATGCCCACGGCGCGTAAAGGCAAACCCTGCTGGTATCCTGCGCTATGCCAGGAGTATGACAAAGAAAGGCGGTGAGTGATGTTGGTTTACAGGGTCCAAGACAAGCGAGGCCGAGGGCCGTTTTGTCCAGGGTGGGCCGTTAAGTGGATCGAGCCAAGCGCTCTTTATTAACCAACTATCCGGAATTCCCGGATAGTTTCCTTAAAACCATTAATAGCGGAAATTGAGAGAAGCTTATGATTACAGAAAAAGAGCTTAAGTTAGTTGATGAATTGCGGGTTAAACAAAACCGTCTAAAATCAGCACTGAACAGCTTCGACAGTCAGTATGTCAAAACGGTTGTTGGACTTGTAAGCATTAACGCTGCTTCATCATCTTCGGTAGATAAAAGCGATCATTCCGATTTTTTCCAAACCGAATTGGCTGTCATTCGTGATGAGCTGACAGTACTGGCTAAAGCCAAGCTCAGCCATAGTCTGAAAGAAATTGAGTTGGAACTTTCAAAATACATCGGCGAACCTGCCTGATAATGGTTCTACACTGAACAATTCAAATCAACTAACCACTATTAACCGGCCCGGGCACCTGTCCTGGTTTAATTTTACCAATCAAGGAGGTGAGTGATGCGAATATGCAACAGCTGTGATTGGCAAGTTCGAGAGAATGATTGTGTTTCCGTGGGTAATGTTGGTCCACTATGTCCAGAATGCAACGAAACCACTCACGAAGGCCGCAGACACGACTGGGATGATGATGCAATTTGCAGAAAGTGCGGACTAGACGGGGCTGAAGCTGACTATTATAGCAAGCGCGGATACGCCCACGAATATCCAACACTGCATGATTGTCCAGAGACTAGGCGCTAACTGAAAAGCCCAGGCATTAGCTTGGGCTTTTATTTATGCTTAAATACGGAGTACCCACGACATAGATTCTGGGCCGAGCCGAAGGGGAACTCTACCGTGTTGTTATGTTGCGGAATTAAAAAGGAACCATTGTATGAACCTACAAATATTTTTTATTGGCTTGTTCTTTGGAATTGCCGAGATATGGTATTTCGGTTGGAACATGACACCGCAAAGCGATGCTGAGATGATCTGTGACGGAATAGCATTACTGATATTAGCACTGGCCTTCATTGTGCCAAAGCGAGCAACACAACCCCGAGGTAAGTGA